TAGAAGATAATCCATTACAAGCAGCTGAACCACAACAAGCAGTTAGTGTACCAGAAGATATAGAATTTGGAGATCCAGAAACTTGGGATAAAAAAGTTTTAGACTTTGTAAAAGAATATCCTGTTATGTCTGGAACAGCTGCAGGAGTAACAACAGTTGGTGGAGCTGCATTAACAAAAACAGGAAGAAAAGTTTTAGGACAAATTGGTCAAGCTGCTTTATCAACACCGGCAGGTATGGTTGCATTAAATACTTTAATAGGAGTGGATCCAACAAGTGCACTTGATAGAACTTTTTTAGAAGCAGAATTAGCAGCAGCTCCCGGACTAATTAAATCTGCAGAAGCAATGACTACAAATCCATTATTAAGAAAAGCATTAACTTTAGGAATTAGTCCAAGAATGGCTGCAGGACTTTCAGGTGTAGGTATAGCTGCATTAGCAGGTGAAGGTTTATATGAATTAGGTAAGAGAGGAGTTGCTGAATATAAAAAATTAGAAGCAATGACTCCAGAAGAAAAAGAAGAATATTTAGCAACTGAAGTTCAACCATTAATGGAGGAAACAACTTTACCAGAAAATTATGCAATAGGTGGTCGTGTTGGTTTAAAAGATGGAAGTAAACCACCTAAGATGGACAGAAGAACATTTATGAAAATAATGGGTGGGATAATGTCATTACCAGTTGTAGGTCGATTAAAAAAACCTGTTAAAGAAGCTATGACATCTCCTGTTGTTAAAAAAGGAATTACAGAAGCAGAGTCTTTATTTTTTGATTTAGTTAGAGCCGTAAAACAAAAAGGTTATTTTGAAGATGCTTTAAAAACTTATGATGAGTTACCTGGTTTAAAATATACTTATGGTGATGCTGAAGTAATAGAAGATTCAGGAACTATTCTTGCTAGATTTAAAACCGATAAAGGTGCACCTGCTGAGATTCTTTATCGAAAACCTTATAAAGATGTTAATCCAGATACTAAAAAAGTTTATGATATACCTGGTGAATTTGATTATGAAGCTCAGGAAATAGCAAGAATAAATCCTGAAGGAGATGTAGATATTGATGCAGAATTTGAAATTATTGATAGTCTTGAAAATGTAAAGAAATTGATCAATGACTAAACGATTAACAACTACAATACCCCCTAAATCAGGTCCTACACCACAAGGCTTGAATATTTCTTATAATACTGTTAAAACAGTCAAACAATCTGGAGAAAAAATAAATGGCAGATATAGACAAGGCTCTTCCAAACGTAGAGCAAGAGATTAACGTACCTTCTGAAGTTGAGATTGAAGAAGCTCAAAAAGAAGAACAAGAACAATTATCAGAAGAAGGTGAACCAGTTGAAATTCAAGAGAATGAAGATGGCTCTGTAGATATTACTTATGATCCTGGAATTGGATCTGTTGCAGGAACAGAAAATCATTACGACAATTTAGCAGACCATTTACCAGATGATGTATTAGGAAGATTATCCAACGAATTATTTCAAAATTATCAAGATTATAAAAATTCTAGAAAAGATTGGGAAAAGGCTTACAGAGAAGGCTTAGATCTGTTAGGATTCAAATATGAAAACAGGACGGAACCATTCTCGGGTGCTTCGGGTGCCACTCATCCGGTGCTTGCTGAAGCTGTTACTCAGTTTCAGGCGCTCGCTTATAAAGAGTTATTGCCAGCCGATGGACCAGTCAGAACACAAGTAATCGGAATCTCAACTCCAGAAAAAACTCAACAGTCCAATCGTGTAAAAGATTTCATGAACTATCAATTGATGGATCAAATGAAAGAATATGAACCTGAGTTTGATCAGATGTTATTTTATTTACCACTAGCAGGATCATCATTTAAAAAAGTTTATTACGATGAAATTTTAGGAAGAGCAGTTTCTAAATTTGTACCTGCAGATGATTTAATTGTTCCGTACACAGCTACCTCATTAGATGATGCGGAAGCAATTATTCATCGAATTAAGATTTCTGAAAATGAATTACGTAAACAACAGTTTGCTGGTTTTTATCGAGATATAGAAATTAAACCAGGTCAATTAAAAGAAGATGAGTTAGAACAAAAAGAACGTGAACTCGAAGGAAGAACTAGAGGTAGAGATGAAGACGTATTTAATTTATTAGAGTACCATGTTAATTTAGATTTAGAAGGTTTTGAGGATGTAAATCCTGAAGATGGTGAGCCGACTGGAATTAAACTTCCATACATTGTAACCCTAGAAGAAAACTCAAGAGAAGTTTTATCTATTAAAAGAAACTATGAAATTGATGATCCAAAAAGAAATAGAATAAATTATTTTGTTCATTTTAAATTTTTACCTGGATTAGGTTTTTACGGATTTGGTTTAATTCACATGATTGGTGGTTTATCAAGAACAGCAACTTCTGCATTAAGACAATTATTAGATGCCGGAACATTATCGAATTTACCGGCTGGTTTCAAACAAAGAGGAATCAGAATTAGAGATGATGCACAATCAATACAACCTGGAGAATTTAGAGACGTAGATGCTCCTGGCGGTAACATTAGAGATTCATTTATGATGTTACCATTTAAAGAACCTAGTCAAACTCTCTTACAGCTTATGGGTGTCGTTGTTACTGCAGGACAAAGATTTGCTTCCATAGCAGACCTGCAAGTAGGGGATGGGAATCAACAAGCAGCTGTGGGCACGACCGTAGCCTTGTTAGAAAGAGGAAGCAGAACAATGTCTGCTATCCATAAAAGAATTTATGCTGCTCTTAAAAATGAATTTAAAATGCTTGCAAGAGTATTTAAACTGTATCTACCTCAAGAATACCCATACGATGTAGTGGGTGGTCAAAGAATGATTAAACAACAGGACTTTGATGACAGGGTAGACATCCTGCCAGTTGCAGACCCTAATATTTTTTCACAGACACAGCGTATCTCACTAGCGCAGACAGAGCTGCAGCTGGCTACATCTAATCCTATGCTTCATAATCAATATGAAGTTTATAGAAATATGTATGAAGCTTTAGGTGTAAAAGATATTGATAAAATTTTAATTCGACCACAACCCCCACAACCAAAGGACCCTGCTTTAGAACACATCGATGCTTTAGCAGGGAAACCGTTCCAAGCGTTTCCTGGTCAAGATCATAGAGCACACATGACTGCTCATTTAAATTTTATGGCAACGAATATGGCAAGAAATAATCCGGCTATTATGGCTGCATTAGAAAAAAATTGTTTTGAACATATTTCTTTGATGGCTCAAGAACAAGTTGAAGTAGAGTTTCAACAAGAGATACAACAGTTGCAACAAATGCAAATGATGATGCAACAAAATCCACAAATGGCTCAACAGATGCAAATGCAAATTAGAATGGTTACAGAAAAAATAGAATCTAGAAAAGCAATCTTAATTGCAGAGATGATGGAAGAGTTTATGAAGGAAGAAAAACAAATTACTTCACAATTTGACAATGATCCTATTGCAAAATTAAGAGCAAGAGAACTTGATTTAAGAGCACAAGAAAATTATCGAAAAGAACAAGAAGGAAAAGAGAGAATTAACCTTGATAAGATGAAATCGATGATGAATCAAATGACGGATCAGCAAAAATTAGATCAAAATGAAGATTTAGCAAACTTAAGAGCTGATACTTCTATTCAAAAAACAATTTTACAACATGAACTAAAAAATAAGGATGGTATGTAATGAAAAAAAGACAAGCAAAAGTAAAAAAAGTGATGAAAGAGTTCAAAAAAGGTGAATTGAACATTGGGAAATCACCAAAAAAAGTAAAATCAAGAAAACAGGCGATTGCAATCGCACTTTCTGAAGCTGGAATGAGCAAAAAGAAGAGATAATTTATGTTTCCATGGTCAATTATAGGTACTGCACTTAAAACTGGCGCTGAAATTTATAAAAATAAGAAAAAATCTGAAATTATAATGTCAGAAGCACAGATTGTGCATGCTGAAAAGATGAAAAAAGGTGAAATAGAGTTTACTGGGCAGATTGCAAAGAATCAAAAAGGGGACTGGAAGGACGAATTTGTACTTTTAGTGTTGACATCACCTCTAGCTATTTTATTTTATTCCGTATTTGCTGAAGATGAAGAGATACAAGCTAAATTAGATTTATATTTTATGAAACTTCAGGAAATGCCATGGTGGATTGTTTCATTATGGGTATCGGTCGTTGCAGCGATCTACGGAATTAAAGCAACTGACTTAATTAAAACTAACGGGAGTAAAAAATGAAAAAGAAAAAATCATTTCCAGATTTAAACAAAGATGGAAAAATAACTAAAGCTGATATCTTAAAAGGTAGAGGCGTATTTTCAATGGGTGGTCCTGTTGATGTTCAAGCAGATAATGCTGTTGACATGGTAGGAAATCCAAAAGGCGAAAAACAATCTATCCAAATACAAGGATGGGGAAAGGCGAGACACTAATGCCAATAAAAGTAGTAGAAAAAACTGCAAGAAAACTTAAACAAGTTTCACCATTTAAAAAGAAAATGATGGAAAACTATGTAAATAAAATGAAGAGAGAACCTTCTTCTAAACTTAAAAGTATGAAACCTAAAATTTCTGCAGGTAAAACTTCTGCAGGAGAGCCATTAAGAAAACCAAGAGATCCAAAAGGAACTGGACCTATAAGACCAACTTTTATAAAAAAACTTGATGCTCTTAAAAGAAGAAAACCAATGAGTTCATAATGGCTAAACTTTGTGCAAAAGGAAAAGCAGCTGCTAAAAGAAAATTTAAAGTGTATCCATCTGCATATGCAAATATGTATGGATCAGCAGTTTGCTCTGGTAAAATAAAACCAGGTGGCAAAAAGAAAAAGAAAAGATAATGGGTTTACGCAAGTGGGTACAAGAGAAATGGGTAGACATCGGAGCACCGAAGAAGAACGGGAAATATCAACCTTGCGGGAGAAGCAAGGGAGAGAAGAGAGCTTATCCAAAATGCGTACCACTTGCAAAAGCCACTCGGATGACAAGTTCGCAAAAGGCGAGTGCTGTTGCCAGAAAACGTGCCGCCCAGAACACTGGCCCTAAACCAAGTAACGTCAAGACCTTTACAAATAGAACAAAAGCTGCTAATGGTGGCTATATGGGTAGTTTCATTCAACTTAATGTTGATGGAAAAACAGTAGGAAACCCAAGTTATAAAAAATACTACAAAGGTATGATATAATGGCAAGAACTGCTGCATGGCAAAGAAAAGAAGGCAAATCACCTAGCGGTGGTTTAAATAGAAAAGGGGTTGCATCTTATAGAGCTGCTAATCCTGGATCTAAATTAAAAACAGCTGTAACAACTAAACCGTCTAAATTAAAGAAAGGTTCTAAGGCTGCTAATCGTAGAAAATCGTTCTGCGCACGTATGACAGGTATGAAAAAAAGACTCACTTCTGCAAAAACTGCACGCGATCCAAATTCTAGGATTAATAAAAGTCTTAGAAAATGGAATTGCTAAATGGACTTCGAACAATTTTTAACAAGACTTAGAAAAACTATAAGAAATTCTTATCAGCAAATTGGTGATACCATGGTTGCTGGAGGAGTAAAAGATATGGATCAATATAAATATCTTTTAGGACAGGCGCATGCCTTACAATTAATAGATCAGGAAATATCAAACCTGCTAAATCCAAAGGAGGATAAAAAAGATGATAACAAGGGAACAGACCTCACAAACGTCGTCGAGTTCGGGAAAAGAAGTACCGAAGACTAGACTAGCACTTGAGGAAAAATATAAAGAAGAAGGAATACAACCAAGTAAAAGAGTTGATGAAACAAATGTAGATTCAATTCAAGATCAATTACCAACACCATCGGGTTGGAGATTATTAGTTTTACCATTCACACCTAAAGATAAAACAAAAGGTGGAATTATTGTTGCACAAGAAACATTAGACAGATTACGAATTGCTGTAAACTGTGGTTATGTTTTAAAGATTGGGCCAGAAGCTTATAAAGACAAAGATAAGTTTCCATCAGGTCCATGGTGTAAAGAAAAAGATTGGGTGATCTTTGCAAGATACGCAGGATCACGATTACCAATAGATGGCGGAGAAGTCCGTATCTTAAACGACGACGAAGTTCTGGGTACAATTAAAGATCCAGAATCAGTGTTGCATCACATATAAACATAGGAGGAGACTATGCAAGAAGAAGCAAAAAAAGAAACTCCAATGGTTGATATTGATACTTCAGGACCAAGTGCAGAAATTGAATTACAGGACGAAGCACAAACTGAAGAACAAGTAGAAACTACGGAGCAAGAATCTAGCCCCGAGCCGCAAGCAGCTAGCGACGACAAGCAAGAAGCAAGCAGCGAGGAGCAAGAGACAGACGATCAGAAAGAATCGAAAGATAAAGAATTAGAAAACTACAGTAAAGATGTTCAAAGAAGAATAGCAAAA